GTGCGGCCCGCCACGGACTGCACAGGGGCTGCTGCCGACGCCGCCGCAGTGAACGACACGATGTCTGTCGTGCTGTGCGTATGTGCCGAGGGGGAGAACGACGACGGCACCCCAGACAGGGCGGTGTACCCGATGGTCGGGATGCGGGCGATGTCGAGCGTCCCGCTCTGGATGTCGCCGGCCGCGTGCGTGTGGCCCGCCTGGGAGAACGACGCCGTGAGCCCGACGATGTCGCTGGTCGAGTGCGTGTGCACCTCAGCGGCGGCGGTGAGGTCTGCCCGTGTGATGACGACGGCACCCGTCCTCGACTGCACCGATTGCACGGGTGCTGCGGCAGACGCCGCCGCCGTGAATGCCACCACGTCCGTGGTCGAATGCGTGTGGGCCGACGGGGCAAACGTCGTCGGAACGCTGCTCAGAGCCGTGTACGAGATCGTCGGGATGCGGGCGATCGCGAACGTGCCAGCCGTGACGTCGCTCGCCTGGAGCACGATTGCCCCGACTCTCCCGGCCACGGACTGCACCGGCGAGAATCCCGCGACGGCCGCCGTGTCGTAGCTCGCAATCGTGAACTGTCCGCTCGTCGTGCTGACCGTGATGCCGGGGCCGGGCACGAGTTGAAACGTGCCGAACGCATTGGTCGCCGTGCCAGGCACGGTCAGGAATCCAGCGGGTCCGATGCCGCCGCTGGCGACCACGGAGATACCCGTGTTGCCGCTGACGGAGACACTGACGCCCGTCTCGCCAAGGATCGAGACGCTGATGGCCATCAGGGAACCCTCACGCTCACGTCACCGGCCAGATAGGTCCGCGTCACGTTGCCGGGCGTAATCGTTTTGAACCACCAGCGGTACACGCCCGTCGCCGCCAGCTGGTCCGTCTGCACCTCGGAGAGTGAGACGTTGACCTGGCCGGCGGTGAGATTGACCGGCGTGACGGTGAACGCCACAACGGTGCCACCCGCGGCAACCGTCACCCCGGCTCCGAGCCCGCCGCCAGCAGCGACGCTCGTGAGTGAGTAGATGCGGCTGTCGTAGGTGTGGCCGGTCAAGTCCGTGCCGTCCATCGAGATAACCATCCCGAATTCGTCACCTTTGACGAACGCGAGATCAAGCTCGGCCGGCAACTGCTCGTATGTCGTGTCTGCCATGGTTCTGTTTTACGCCTCGCGGGGGCTCATCTTGCAGACGCAGCTCAACTGGGCGGCGAGCCGAAAAGGCCGGTAAAGCTCGCCTCTGGCAGCACTCGCCGCTCCAGAATCGCCGGGTAGCTCCCCGTCTGTGCACCGCTGCCGTTGAGTCCGACGGGGTTGGCACTGGGAATCCATTCGCCGTTCTCAAAGTCGAACACCATCGCACGACGCTTCTGGTTGCCCGAGAGGAAATTGAACCCCACGTCAGGCAGCTGGAGGTTCCAGCCGGTCGGCCGGAACAGCACCTGCGACTCCGCCTTCCAGTACGGGACGATGGCGTTACCCCACAGTTCTTCAATACGCTCGATCGTGCTTCCTTCGTGCTTGCACTGATACGGATTCGTGCCAACAAACGAGTCCGAATTCACGTAGCCGAACGATCCGATGATTGCATCGGGACGAGCTGCAAAGTTTTGCGTAATCGTCGCCCGCGTCAGGGATTCTTCAACGGTCAGCCCTTCAAAATAATCGTTTGCACTGTTCGTGAGCGGTCGCCTGTCCGTCCCGTCGTAGTAGGAAAGCGCCGGAATCTGCTCGCCCGACACGACCTCAAATTTCCACTCTGGGATTCTGTCAAGCGGCCCGAGTGCCTGATTCGTCGTCAGCACCGCGTACTCAAGGATGACCTCGACGTGGTACGGATTCTCCCCGAACGTCTCGTTCATCACGATTTTGCGGAGCTTCAGAAATGAAAACTCCGGGTGGGCGACGCCCCACAGTCCGCCGCCGACGGCGTTGACGACATCCAGGTTCGCCGTGGGCGAGACCGTGGCGTTGTCGTCAAGGATGACAACGAACCGTCGCTTTGCCACGGTCGACTCGCCAATTGCGCCTTCGATCGTGCGGCCCAGCTCGCGGTAGGATGCGACTGCCATCAGAAAATCTCCGCTGGCGTGTTCATGTAGTTAGCCGTCGCGTTGGTGATCGCGGTGCGGATGCCCTGCAGCTGCTTCGTCTGCAGCCTCGCCTCGATCAGCTGCGGGTCTTGAGCCTGAGCGCCGAGCCCGAGGACGAGCTTCGCCCCCTCGGCGGTGCGAATGTCGGCAGTCGCCACCGGCCCCTGCACGGGACGGGCAAGCTCCGCTCGGCGGGCAAGCTCTGCACCGGCTCTCGCAGTTGCCGCGATAGCGATGTTCGCAGAATCCAGCATTCGCTGCTGCGACTGTGCGGCCCTCTGCTGCTGGGCAATCGCCGCACCGAACTGCTGATTGCCGCCGGCGGCCTGCTGCTGCGAGCTTATCCGGCCCGCGGCGATGTTTTTCTCGATCTTCTCTGCCTGCCGAAGCTGCTTGAGCCTGTCGGCTCCCTCCTTCGCAGCCTTGAGGTTGCCGTCATTGCGAGCCACTTCGACGGCCTGCTGCTCCGCCGCGATCCGGTCCTGCAGCGCCTGGATGTTGAGTGCCGCCTGCTTCTTTCGCTCCTCCACCTGTGCCGCGAAATCAAGCTCCGCACGCTGCCGCTCGTCGAGCTGGCCACGCAGGAACTCTTCGACACGCTGCGCACCTTGCAACCGCTGGTTGAAGATGTCCTGCTGCCGCGCGACTTCTCGGTCGTATGACTCTTTGGTCAGGATGCCGTCCCGGACTTGCGATTGGGCTGCCGCAACGCCATTGCGAAGCCCTTCTGCAGCAATGGCACCAACGCGCCCGAAATCCTGCGTCTTTGCTATGAGGTCCGAGACGCTCTTGCCCGTGGCGTCAAAGGCTTTCGTGAACCCGTCCGAAAAACCTTGCTCCGAGGCAGCCTGCGTGTCTAGCAGTTTTGCTCGCTGCTGATCAAGCTGTGCCAGCCTCGCAGTGGCAGCGTCTGCGGAGGCAGTATCTTGGGCAGCACGTGCTGCCGCTTGCTGCTCCTGTACGCGAACCTGCTCACGCTCAACGGCTGCGAGATCCTCTGCCAGCTTCGACTGAGCGTCGCTCACTTTCGTCAGAGCTTCAATCCGTTTTGTGTCCGCGTCGGCCTGGGCGATAGCAGCATCCTTCACGGCCTGCCGCGTCTGTAGCTCTTGATCGACTGCATGGTTGACCTTGTCCTGCTCTACCTTGATGCGGGCAATCTCGTCCGCTGTGATATTGAGCGGGTCGGCAACAGATGCCGCAGCCGCCTCGAAACCACGCATCGCCTCGGTTACGGCACTGCTTTGATCGACGACCCCATTGAAGAACGAGTCGAATCGGTCGCGGGTCTGCTCAATGTCAGTCTCGATCTTGAACTGCGGCGACCGCTCGCGTTCGATCTGAGCCCGCAAGCCTTCAAGGTACGTTGTCGCCGCACCGGCTGCGGCGTCCTGCTGCTCAGCGGCGGTGCCGAAAATAGCCTGCGTCGTGCCGTCGATGATCTGCTGGCCTGCCGACTCAAGCTCGGCAAGGTTCTGCTGTAGTTGTGCGTTCGCGTCTATCTGCAAACCACGCCCAAAGTTTTCGAGGTCGGTACTGACGTAGCTGCCAATCGCCTCAAGAGCTTTTCCAAGTGCCACCGCTATGCTGTTGCCGATGATCTCAAACGTGTTAAAGATGCTTCTAAACACACCGCTGAGAACTTCCAGCACGCCCGTGATCTGGTTGAATGTTTCGCCCGCTGTGTTCAACGCACCAGTGAAGCCGCCGAAGTATTCGACGTACTCGTCGAATATGCCAGCGAAATACTCCGCCCCTCGCAGCAGCGTGTCTGTGATCGCGTTGGCGATGCCAGTGCCGCCCTGGCCGTCAATCCCGGCGAACTCTTCTACAAACTTTAGAAACTGATTCGTCACGTCAGTGACCGCCGGGGCAAGGTTGCCAAGCACCTGCCCTGTGATGCCTTGCACCGTAGCGGCCACAAGGTCGAAAGCGTCGTTCATGCTCGTGACGTTGTTGACCTGCGTCTCATCGACGATCACTCCGAGCCTTTCGGCACGGGCTTGCAGTTCCTCGATACTGTCTGCACCGGCACGAAACAGCGGCGCGAGTGCGGCACCCTGCTTGCCGAACACCTCGACCGCAGCGGCAGCACGATCCGCGACGGTGGGCAGCGTCGAGATAGCATTGCCGATAGCTGAGAACTGCTCCTCTGGCGACAACGCACGCAGTTCACCGACAGACAGGTTGATCGCTCGCAGCGACTTGTCGAGTGCGTCACCGGGAGCGGCCTTGCCGATGCTCACCGCGAGCCGCTGGACGGCGGTTCCGAACTGTTCCGTATCGACGCCAGCCAGGTTCGCGGCGAGTGAGTAGCCTTGCAAAGCCTCCACGCCGATGCCAGTGCGCTGGGCAAAATCGTCAAGCTGGTTGATCGAAGCGTTGGCGGACGTCACCAGCCCAGCGATCTGATTCTGCACGCTCGCGAACGCATTGCCGAGGGCACGCACGCCGTCGAATACCAGCCTGCCGATTTCGATATTCTTCAAGAAGTTGACGTTCTTGTTGAGTTGCTCGATGTTCTTGTCAGCCTTGCCTGCTTCTTTGCCGATCCCGTCGAGGTCAATCTTTGCCTTCTGGGCAGCACGGTTGAACTGATCCTGCGAGAGGCGGCCAGCCTCAAGATGACCGCTCAACTCCAGCATCTGCTGCGAGTACCGCTCTTGTGGGCTCAGGTTCGCGGCGATGATGCGAGCCGCCGACGCGGCAGCGTCAGCACGCTCCTTCTCGACGCCAGTGGCACGCTCTGACGCACGGACGAATGTCTCTTGCGAGATGGCCCCACGCTCTAGGAGGTCTTGCAGCCTGCCAAGCTCCTCGGCCCGACGCTCCTCTTCGCTGCGAACCTCGCGGGTGACACGCAGCCCCTCCTCGAACGCAGCCGCAGACGCCTTGGCTTCCTCGGAGAGCTTCCCGAATGCCGCTGCGTATTGTTCCGGCGCAACAACGCCGTCTCGCAACTGCTGGGCGAGCGACTCAAACTTCGCCGCGAACTCCTCTTGAGCCTTGCCCGCAGCGGCCGTTTTATCGGCAAACGGCTGAAACACAGCCGTGGCCTTCTCGGCCTGCTTGCCGAGGTTGTCGAGCGCACGATCGACAGGCGTAAGTGACTTCGCCAGCCCGCTGGCGTCACCGCTAACCTTGAGCGCGAGTCCGAGAATGTTCGCCATCAGCCAGTTCCTAGCGCCGACTGCAGCATTCGTATCTGTGCGAGCATCTGATCCTCGTGCTGCGGCGGATGCTCAATCGGGTTGAAGTCCTCGGCACTCGGTGCCTTGCCTTTTGCGGAGTACGGTGCCAGCATCGCACTCACCTCGAGCCCTGTCTGTCTCCACGGATCTGGCAGCGCCTGGAAGTACCGCGTGTAAGCCATCCACTCGGACAACTCGCGAGAATCCATTCGCTCGCACAGTTCGCCGACCGTCATCTTCAAGTGCCCCGCCAAAGCGAAGATGAACCTCCGCGTCGGCGAGACACTCAGGTTTTCCCCAGCTGCTCGACGTCCGCCTCCGTCATGTTGTTGTGTTGGAGCGCCTCGTCGAAGAGCCTGCCCATGACGGCTCCACTCTTATTCGCCAGCGCCGAGACCTGATCGCGGGTGAAGAGCAGCTCGCCCCTC